TCTTACCGCGCCGTTTGCAACCATAGGCGTGCCGTTAGAATATGTCGCCAGTGCGCCTGTCGAGACACACAAAGCGCCATCATTAGCGCGGGGAATGCCGTTAGACCAGACCACATCAGCTGGAAGTCCGGCAGTGGCATCAACGTATCGAATCTGTCCTGCGTCTGTCATTAGAAGACCGTTAGCGTACTCATCACCACCAGTTGAAATAGCCCTGTTTAAGTCGCCAGATAAAAGCACACCATTCTGAAATGTGTCTGTCGGCTGAATAGCGCCAGTTCCTAATTGCACTAATTCGGTAGCTGATACTGTAAATATAGACATTAGTATCTTTCCTGATGGCGTTTAACGTCTTGCCACAATTCGTCTAAAGGTGCCGTAATTATGACACCGTTTTGTGCTCTTATGTTGAATTTTGCGGGTTTTTCGGGTTCTTTTGGCTTAATTTGTTCCGCAATCAGGCATCCGTAACTGAATCCGTCGCCATCATGTGATGCCCAATTGTGGTCTGGGTCGCTTGAAAATATGCGTCTTTCCTCATCCCATATATAACTCCAAGCGCTTAAACCTTCTAGCCCTTTTTCACATTTGTCGGAAAATTCGCATCTTTGAATAATCCTTCGGGCGGCGTTTACTCTGTCTGCTTTTTTGCTGTCTGGCGTTATTTTGACGTGCGAAGCGCCGAAATACTTAAGGAAAATCTCTATTGCGCTATATTTGCCGCAAAAGTCTTATTTCTTGCGTCATGGGGTAGCCATATTTTGCCTAAAGCAGATGAACCATTGGCTCGTTTGTACTGGCTTATTTTGTCGCGCAAACGATCACACCACTGGTCAGCATCTAAACCGAATCCGCAGTCATAGTCAAAAATCGTATAACCGCCGATTGTTGGCTGCCAGAAATACCATGTTGATGTGTCTTTTCTGCCTATGTCTGCACTGATATAAAAATCAGCGCCATCTGGGTCAAATTCAACATGAGAACCTATCCGCCCCTGTTTTTCCAGCTTTGATATTCCAGCCGCTAGTATTGCGCCAATGTTTGACGCAGTAAAGCTGCACATATATTCTTGGTCAAACTTAGATAATCCGTAATCCTCGCCAAACTCGTCAATAAATGCTTTTTTCTCTTTCGCTATTTCTTCTAACGTCAAGACTTTTGTTTGCTCAACGTCTAAAATCTCGGCATAAGCTTCCGGATTGTTTCTTGCCGCCTGGAATGTTTTGTATGCGTGATTTTTGCCGCGTGGCGTTGTAATAAATATCTGCCAGCCTTTATTTTCTGCAAGAATCGGGCGAAAATGCGCTCTGGAATTTGGATTAGCAAGCGCCCACTCTGAATATACAATCCCGGCTGGCGTAGCGCCGACAAGACTATTGTAACTATCGCTTCCCACTACTTGCCACGTTGACCCGTTTTTGAACTCGATCATCATTTCCTGATTTCGGGTCGTTTTTCGTAGCTCAACTGGAAAAGCCTCATCTATTCGCTTTTTGCCAGTGTGCGGGTTTACAGCATCCCATATAGCTTTACGTGCTTGAGAGTATTCCGGGAGCATGTGCCAATACCCTGCCACTCTCTCAAAAGCAGCGCAAGCGGCGCGGTGCAAAGCTATTTCGTCTTTGCCTGACCGCCTGTGCCAGATCAATTCAGCATGCCGTCCACCGCGCTCTAAGTATTTCCACGCTTTCTTTTGATAACTACGTGGCTCCCAATTGTTTGGCAATACGATTTTAGTCATCAGAAAATCGTTTGATTACTACCGTCAAAGCTCCACCATTATCCCCAACATGCTCAGTCCTTGCCAACTTGGGCGCGGCAAACTCAGCCAGCTTTGCCAACAGGTCAAGGGCTTTGCCGGGGTCTGGCTTGATTTCTCTTTCTAAATCACCTTCTGCCACTATTGTTAGCCACTTGGCAACGTTATCGGCATTACCCTCCAACAGCTTATTGATCGTTTCCCTGAATTCGCGTGTGGCTTTGTTCGGTGTCCCGGCAGTTCTTCCTCCGGTCTTCGGTGTTCCTTTAGGCCGACCAAAGCCGGATTTCGGCTTAGTAGTCATTTTCTATCCATTTTTTACTATAGATAGGCTTATTCTACACAATTGTATTGTTTTGGCAACACTTATAAATAACGCGCATTAGTCTGCGCTTTGCTGTTTTTGGCTCCCACCATCCTGCATTTTTTGACTTCCCGCTGAAAACAATACTTTCCTGTTCAGTAAATGGTCTTAGTACAAGTTCATGGTTTCCGTGCCTCGCCCGGTAATAGAATGGCACTCCGTTTATATGCCCCTCGAATTGATTAGGCATTTGTTCGCAGGTCATTTTTACGCTTATTTTCATTTTTTGTTCCTAGGTTTTGTACTTCAACACAATATTCTGCAGATGCCCTAAGTGCTTGTTAATAAAGGGAAAAAGTGACTTTTGCGCCAAGAAATAAGGAATTTCTGCAGAAACTATATTTTGTTTTGTTCCTATGCGGTTTTTGCAACACTTAACCATTCCACTTTATAGGGTCGCCATCAATATCTACTACATAAACAGGCAACGCCATTGTTTCCGCGTCGGCTTTTATTCGCTCTTTCCATACCCCCGGAATTTGTGCGTACTTTTTCCCCGTTATTGTTCTGCATGGGGCTAGTTTAGGATAGCTTTCTTTTGCAAGTAGCCTATCCAGTTCTTTAGTCTCGCCCTGTTTGAAAAGTTTGTAAACTACTTCTAACGGCCATTCTGGGTCGTCTGTTTTGTTCCAGCGTATTTGTAAATGCGCCCCAAACCACTCAACTGGCGCTAATCTTGGCTTGCATTCGGTTAGTGTCATTTCATCTGCCTTTGAGCATATAGCTCCGCATTCATCGCAAACGTAGCCCGTCCCGCTTCTTCCCCGCCATTCATGGCCTTTGTAAAGTATTGGCTTGTCCATATCTATCAAAATATAAAGCTGTATAAGGTGGGGCTTATCACCCCGGATGTCCGTAGCCCTATTCGTCAATAGGGTTCACCTGTAAATCCAGGCCATACGCTTTGCAGGCTACTTTCGTAGCTCCTGTGCCGGACTGTTCACTAACAAGCATGAAGCCTAGGCCGAGTATTGGCTCATCCCCGGCTAGCACGGTACACCTAAGCCCCATGCGTGTTGGTGGAGGCGGTTGGATTTGCACCAACTGACCAAAAGGAAACGGATTTACAGTCCGCCGCGACCCACTATCTTCGCCGCGCCTCCAAGTCCCCGTACTTTCCGGGGTGTCATCTAAGTGCTGCATTTCAAACTGCTTAGCCAATTTCTCATAACCGATTAGCAGCGTTCGTTTTGTTAGTGGCGGGTGCTGATCTCCGCATGTGTTTTGGCTATTCCGACTCTGGGTAGTCTCAGCCCAGCAGACATTGCAACATGCCGCGTATCAGCCTACGCATTCACTAACAAGTCTAGGGTCTGCTCGCATAAAGCAGCGACGCACAAGAAAGGATCAAACCAAAACAACGGCGCTAACCCGTTGCCAGACCCTAGACTTTTTAGTCCCCGTCTTTCCGGGGTGTCATCTAGGTGCTGCATTTAGAACTGCCTAGCCAATTCGAGCAAACGAAAGCAGCGTCCGTTTTGTTAGTGGCCGGTGCTGATCCCGACATTAGTAAATTGTGCAACTACACAACCGCGTATCAGCCTACGCATTCACTAACACGACTGAGACCTGATTAGCTCCCTTACTGGGGGGTCGTCCTGGCCATCGGACAGTTCATCAAGTCTCATGCGTCTTAGTGCTTATTTTCCCTCATTTTCTCTATCTTATCCAACATTTCCCGCTTTTCCATTAAAGCTTTTGCTTTCTTTTCTGCTTCCGCTTTACTCATTCCAGCGTCGTATTGAAGTATTGCTGCGCGTTCTTCAAATGCTTCTCGGTCATTCATTTTGTTTCTTTTAGTATGACTGCGGCTGCACGGCAAATTTTGTTCCAATCACCTCCAAGTACGTCAATACCCCACTGCTCTGGTTGCGCTAGTCGCTCACGTAGTGCTTCAATTGAAGGAACTTGCATAAAAAGATCAGGCTCACCGCCTTTGATGTATGCGACCAGCGCTTCAAGATCGTTTAGCGCTTGCTGTATTAGTTCTCGGTCAGTTTTGTCAGTCATTTCATGCACTCCCAATACTTGCCGTTGAATACTGGCTTACCTTCGTTTTTAATGCACAATGCGCGGTATTCGGATGCAGGGTCTTCACCGAATAGTGAAAGCACGCCCTGCGCGAATACACAAAGTAAAAAAACAGAACCCACCACAATTAGCACTGTATGTACAATTTCAAAAATAACATCTTTCATGTGTTCTTTTCCTTTAATTTAGCTTCGACTTCATACGCCACTGGATCTTGCTCTGGTGCTGGTAGCTCATGCGCAGGTTGAACCTTGGCAAACATTTCGAGGAAACGAGCCGCGCCTTGATTAGCTGTATATCGGTCGCCGCCTGCGTCCACAAAAGCCATTGCAATGTTGCAGTGCCAACCCCACGCATACTCAGGGTCGTATTGCATGGCTTGAATCACCGTCTGCACAGCTTGGTGTATTATTTCGCAATCAGTTGTAATCTGCTCCTGCTCTGGCTGCGCTAGTACGGTCCTATCTCTTGCTGCACGTCAGTAAAAAACTGTATTGGGTCTTTTTCCATCTGCGCAAGGCAAACGGCACACAGTTTAGCGCGTTCGCAGGTTTCCCCGCATTGATTACGCGGGTCTGGCTGCGCTAGTCGTTCGCGCAGGGCTTTCCTTAATTTTCCGTAATTAGCGTACCCACTAATCCTGTCTTCTTTATATAGCGCATCATGCGCTTGTTCTAAAAGTTCTCGGTCAGTCATTTTGCTCATGCGTTCCCGCTCTGGCTGCGCTAGTCGTTCGAGCAGAACGGCGCTGTGTTTGGCAATACACTCATGAAACGCACGCTCAAAAATTGCATCTTCTTGTGAGTAAAAACCATAACCTCGCTTTGCTTGAGTAATGCCAAGCAGTCGGGCGTTTTCTATTAGCGCATCTAGCGCTTGCTGCATTATTTCTCGGTCAATTTTGTCAGTCATTTCATGCACTCCCAATACTTGCCGTTGAATACTGGCTTACCTTCGTTTTTAATGCACAATGCGCGGTATTCGGATGCAGGGTCTTCACCGTTTGCGTGCTT